TGTGCAGCAGGTGATTTTAGAATGTCTTCAAACTCATGCAAAGATCCTTTAGCTTGCTCGAATACACCGCCCAAAAGACTTTCACCAATTTGACCGATGTATGCTTTCGTGTTTTGCAACATACCTGACCACGAATCAGCATATGAGTCCGCCATACCACCAGCAAAGTTATCCATAACATCTAAAAATTCTTCAGAACTAACCTTGCCATTGGTCACCATATCTCGAAAAGCGTCATATGATACACCTAAATGTTCAGCCATCGCATTTGAAAATCCAGGCATACCATCTTCTATTCGGTTTAACTCTTCGGTCATCAATTTTCCTTGACCTTGCACACGGTTAAATATCTGAGCCATTTCTCCGACTGGTCTATTCGATCCAACGGCAGCATCACCAACTAATTTAATATATCGCTGTAGTTCATCGCCTTGTTCAACGCCTGCAGCCATCGCTCCAGCCGCAACGTCTGTACCTTCAGCCATGGTTGTCATACTGCCATCGATAGCTTCTTCAACTTCGCCTGTAATGGATCCAACTTCTTTAGTCGAATAACCTAATCCTTCTAGTTGAGCTTTGGCTGTATCAAGCCCAACGAGTCGATCAAAACCAAGCTTAGCCGTTAATCCGCCTACAGCAGCTGCAGCAATACCGGCTGGCTTTGTAATATGACTAGTAAAAGATGAGCCTACATTCTTCATCTTATCGCCGGCTGTTTGCATGCTTGAACCAATTGATTTAAATGTATTGCTAATTTTTCCACCAACAGAATAATTGTTCCTGTACTCATCTGTAACACTTTGCAATTGTGACTGAAACATATTTAATGTATCAGTTTCACGATTAATTTCGTTTGCATAGTTAAGGGCTGCTTTTGACCCAGCACCTTGTTCTGCAACCACATCAGCGTGGGCAGACTTTAATTGATCTAAATGTTNCCTGGTTCAGCCTTTTTATTTCTAGTGATTTTTCCTGTCAGAAGACCTTCTCCGATAGGGGACCAGATACTATTGGCAATACCTAATTCTTTTCCAGCTGGTAAAAGTTCATACTCAGCTTCACGGGATTCTGGTGTGTAGTACAATTGGTGGGCAATCGGTGGAATCATATTGTTTTCAACAGCTACTGCGTGAGTCCTAGCAAGTTGCCAACCACTATAATTAGATACACCCCAATAACGAATTTTTCCTTTTTTAATCAAGTCGTTCATCGTTTGAATGGTTTCCTCAACAGGAACTTGGCCATCCCACACGTGAGCGTAGTATAAATCAATATAGTCAGTGCCTAATCTTTTCAAGGAATCATCTAAGGATGACTCAAGATTGATTCTGGTGGTTCCACCAGAATTCGGATTATCTGTCAATTGAAAACCCGCTTTACTATTGATAACTAGTTCCTGTCGTTTTCCTTCGATTGCTTTACCTAACATCTTTTCAGCACCGCCTTTGGCATAAAGGTTGGCTGTATCAAAATGGTTAATTCCTTTATCGAATGCATAATCAACCATGTAGTTGGCAGTTTCTTGACTCATTCCTCCTGCATCTTGCCAGTTATTGGCACTGCTGAATGGAATCGTACCTAAAGCATATTTAGAAACATTCAATCCTGAATTACCAAACGTAATATAATCCATATAACTATTCCTCCTGTATATTTATATTGTAATAATTTTCAAAAAACCTTTCATTTCAAGTATAAAACTCAAAATATTAATATACAATTTTTAGGTTTTGGTAGCATTTTTATAAATAAAATTTCATTCGAAGTCACTCTTTTTGACGTGTATAATAAGTGATAGAGGATAGACGTATTGAACGTGGTAAATAATGTCGTTGTAATGATTAAAACATGACTGATTTTAGATAAGTAACTGTGACCAATTTATTGGGCAGGTAAAATCAAAGAACAATCAAATGTCTATTAAAAAAGAAGGAGGTTGAGAATTGGATAATTTTAATCAATTTATTTCAGAATTTAATTTGTTACACAAAACTATGAATGATAAAGCTGGGGTTGATATAGAAAGCTTTGGCAGTTTATTGAATTTTATGAGAAAAAGAGATAAAACTGTTCAGCATTATTATGATCAGCTGGAGGTTATCCGCGATTTGCGCAATATTTTAGTCCATGAGAAAATTTCAGTGGATTTTGACGTGGCTATCCCTACAAAAGAAATCATTACTAGAATGAAACATATTCGTGATTCGGTTGAAATGCCCGGAAGTGTCAGGGAATATTTTTCAAAAGAAGTCGTGACGCTGCATGTTAATGATCCATTGTCCAAACTATTAGCTCGGGTAAAAGAAACGAAATATTCACAGTTTCCAATATTTTCTAAACAAGGATTAATTGGCGTTTTATCTGATAATGGAATAGCAAAATGGTTAGCTCGTGAATTTAGCGTAGAAGATGATGATATTGTTAATTTGCGTTATACCAATGTAGGAGATTTGATTGCATCTGATGAAGTCAAAAATAAAGCTTTTTATCAGTATAGAGTTATTCATCCCGATGAGTCTCTCTATGTAGTAGAAGACATCTTTCAAGAGGAAATAGGAAAGGGCCATAATTTATTTGTATTGCTACTTTCTGAGAAAGAAACTATTGAAAAGCCTTATGACATTACTGGGATTATAACGACATGGGATATTTCTAAAGTCACTTCTATNGCTGCTATCTCACTTTTCCCTGCATTAGTGGCTGCATTTAATATGCCATTATACTTAACTAGGGATTCTTCTACACCTTCTTGTTGATAGTCTCTTAGTGTAATTGTTCCTATCTTGTTATCTAATAACTTTATTTCTTTAGTTATATCTTCTGGTTCTAAGAAAGCTTCACTTCTTTCATCCACAACATCAAATTGGAATGTATATCTATTCTGTAAATCGTATAATAATTCCTTTACTTGTTCTAAGAGACCACTAGGAAATCTATCTTTATCGAATTCATAGAAGTCTGTATATCCATCCCATTTCTTAAGTTTAAATGCTTTAACAAACTGATAACCTTGTGCTCTTACGCCTATATGTGTATGAACCCTTTTTCTAAAAACCTCCCTTAACGTTTCTTCATTACCACCAAACTCCACGTAAGTATAAATATTTTGTAAATATAATTTCATTTGTTCTCCTTTCAATATTCATACCCACCATGTATTTATTATACCATATAAGTTAAATTAAGTCAAAAAAAAAGATGCCTTTATTAAAAGGCATCTATCATATTATAACCAATGATTCTGGTTACATATTGAGGTTTAGGGTTGTTTATAGCACTATCTTTAAGTTGGAAAGTATCATTTTTAAATTCCACACCAACTCTGTAGATGTTTTGTTCTGGTGGGCTTTCTCCTCCTACCATAGTTCCAGTTACTGCGTAATAACTTTCCCCGTCTCTGTAGAATTTGTGTGCTTTATTTTGAATATAGTCTTTACCTTTAGTAGCTTTATCTGTTCTCATTTTAGTATATATTTCAACATAATCATAATTATTGATTGTATCTCTCATTGTTTGAGTTTTATCAACTGTAGTGAAACTCAAAGCCCCTTGCCATAAGACGTTTCCACTTGGTGTAGTATTTGGAGTGGTGAAAGTGGAACTACTTATAGCTCCTGTAAATAATCGCCCACCATTGGTAATTGCGTAATAAATACCGTAACCACCTTCTGGTGTATCAGAAATTACCATTCCTCGGCTACTATACTTACCGGCAGGTGACTTATCTACGCCACCTTGACAATAGAAGGTAAACATTGTTTTACCTGTTTTTAACTTATTTAATACCGCTGTTTCCCAATCAATATCATCTGATTTATAAACAAATAAACCAAAGTTTGAATACTCTTTACCTGTCTCTGTAACACCTACATCCCCTAATAAGAGGTTCTGTATTTCACTTGCATCTGTTTTATTTGTCTTCCAACCTATTGATGATTGAGATGAAGTTTTATACCCTGTATAGAACATTCCTAATTCATTATTATAATATTCATAGTATTTATTATTATTGTTATCTACAAATATTTTAACAACACCTTCAGGATTTTTAATTTCTTCAGGTAAACCAGTACTATTATTTGTTAAGAAATAAGTACCAGGTTCAGCTGTATTTGATAAGTCTAAAGACTTACTAAAATATCTATTATTAGATAACGCATTAAAGTATACCCACTCTGAGTTACCTTTTTGTGTAATAAACCTATAAACAACTTTACCATCTTCTAAGTTTTTACCTAATGTTGTGATTTGCTGAATAACTTCAGCTTCTCTTCTTGTAGGTTTTATTTCTATAATAGAATCACTTGTAATTAGAGATTTAGGTTTATCTGGTAATGTTGCTAATACAGATGCTGTCACATAATAAGTACCTGCTTGAGTTAAGTCTGACAAGTATCTTATTGTCTTGCTTAAAGCTAATCCTGTATCTGTTGTTAGTTTGTATCTTTGTGAGTTTCCTAAAGAAGATTTTAAGTCATTAACTTGGGTGAAGATATTGCCTGATTTAGACAACTCCCCACCTATTTTATTAAGTTCTTCTGTGTATTTAAGGAAGGTATCAGTTTCTGTTATTCTGTTAAATTCTACAGCCATTATTTAGATTCTCCCTTACCTAATATTAATTTTTTAAGTTCTTCTAATTCTTTAGCTAGTTTATCATATTCTTCTCTAGATACTGTTTCAACTTGTTGTTGTTGTTCTTCTCTTTTACGTTGTTCTTCTTCTCTACGTTTTACAATTTCCCCATATTCGGTATTTTCTCTAACCTCGTAAGGTTCTGTAAGTAAAACAAACCTATCTGTATCATAGTCTTTAAAGAAATTATCGGGTAAAAGTAGGCTTGCATTTTCAAAGTAAAAACTTCTAGGGTCATCTTCTCCTGTTATACCTCCGAATGTTGTATACCCTGTAATAATCCCTGTTTCAGTATCAACGTTTAAGGTTATATTATCATTATTTCTATAGTCTACATTTCTAAAACTAGGTTCAATTGTTTTAGTCATCATAAATCTCTCCTTTTCTACAATGTATTAATTCCTGTTATACGTTTTATTGATATATCACCTTTTTCATTAAATCTATTTACTTTTTTATCTGTAACACTTAAATTTTTAGACATTCCAGATACAGCCTCTATAGGATTATCATTAGATACAATAAAATAGCCCTCGAAAGCATCGAATCCTGTTCTTGTAGAACTATTACTTAAGTTAAAGTCTCTTATATAATAGTATTCAGAGAAATCAGGAGAAACTCTAACTCTTCTAGTAGCAAGATGTCCTGCTGCATTTGTATAATAAGTTACATCTAAAAACTCATAATTGTGTATACTATCAGATAATTTAACTTTAGCTCCTATTTCTCCTAAGTCTAGGGTACCATCCCACAAGTATGTTGCTTGTTCTGTCTTTCTTAAAGGAGACCACCCTTCTTGACTGTCTGCTTCACTGAATCTATTATCATCGTAATACAAATTATAGTTTAACCCATCGTAATCTGTAAATTGTGCATTAATAAACTTACGACCTGATTTTGTATCTCCATTATCATTATCTACTTGAACTGTTCCTCTTACAGAATTACCTTTTGGAGTCCCTTCTATACCACCTTGAGCGTAAAAAGTATGGAAACCTTGAGGTAGTGTTTGTATTAAATCTTGTAAAGTCATATTTCCTACTTCGTTCTTCCAAAACGTATATTTGAAATAGTTATCATTGTTAATATCTGTTGGGTAGTTATTTAATATAGATTGTTCATCAGGGTTTTCTAACCAATTTGTATAGATTTCATCAAATTGTTTCTTATCATCTACATGTGTAATAAATGGGGTAACTTTATCTCCCTTTTCCAATTTAGGTAGTGCGAAATAAGCTGTCCAACTGTTTGATGGGGCTGTTCTAGTTAAATTCCCTCTTAAGTTACCTGTAATGTACTTAACTCCTGAAGGAACTGTTTGTGTATTGGTTATTCTTACCCACTCACCTGGTTTAATTATTTCTATAGCATTAGTTCCATTAACCGTTGTAGCACTACCTATTTGATTATTTATGTCTGAATTTATACTATCATATTTAGCAATTTGTATATAAACCCAGTTATCTTTCATAGCATCTACATTATCAACCATAACGTAAGAAGAGAACGTAATTTCGTCTCCCACTTTAACATCTTTACCTACTTCTAAATAATTACTTCTTATTAATGGATGATTATATGAAGTAGTATCCGAAATACCTACTGTTTTTTGACCTTGAAATTTAACTCCTGTATCAAAATCTATACCTCTTGATACACCAATTATTTGAGAGCTCCAAGCTTTATCTACTGTTTCTTCTGTGTACCTCTGAGGTATTTTTGTAAATAAAGCATCTTTAATTAAGTTAGGGTTTTGTACTTCCCTAGCTCTTTTTTGCATTTTTGTATATGTTGTAGTAGAATTAACAGGATTGAATGTTGTGATACTTGTATTACCATTCTCATGAACTTTTGTCTCTAACCATCCTTCATTCATTTCAGGTTTTGGAGGGTCTACTAAGTTCTTAACATATATTGTTTTACTATTATTTAATTCTCTAATATCTATATCTTCTTGTGTAGTATATTGACCTTGTTCATTGGTAAATTTATATTTTTGCCAATTATTTGTTTCTTCGTCCAATACAAACTTTTTCCAATCAGATAGTACTCCATTACGGTAGGTTCTTAAATATAAGTTTTCATTATTATAAGGATTAAAATATATTTTGTAGGAGTTATTATTTCTCTTTTCAAAGAAAACAAAACCATTCCAATTTGAATCTTTAGGTTGGTTTTTAGAGGTTGTTACATAATAATTTCCTGTTACATTTATATATTTTAAAATATCTTCAAAGTCAGGAGAATCTACGGTCTCTACATCTTCTTTAGTTAGTTCATTCTTTAGGTATTCTCCTACCTTATTTACTTCCTTAGTCATATCAGATAAATATTGCTTTTCAGTTAAGCTATTAAATTCAAATGCCATATTCTATTTACCTTCTCTCAATTTGTTTAATTCTTTCATATATTCTTCTTTTATTTTTTTAACTTCGTCTAGTTCACTTCTCAAATCTTCTTTAAGCTTTTTTGTTGTTCTTTCTTCTCGTGTAGGTACAAATAATAATGCACCTGAATAATAATCTCTTTTTTCTGTAGGCATTTCTTTCACCTCTTAAGTATTTTTTGTATGTAAGAAAAAGGGCTTGATAGCCCTTTTATTATTCTTCTCTCATCGTACACATAAGTCTTCTAATTCTTGGTCTTAAGAAGCTATTTTGTGTTTCTAAATCTAAACGAACTTTAAAGTTATCATATGTTCCACTAGATTTAACTTTTTCTTCTATAACATATCTATAGAATTCTGTGTTTGCTCTTCTAACATCTGGTGTCTCAGTGAACGTTTTCCATGTAGAACCATTATCTGTAGAATATTTAGGTGTTACTTTTGTTCCTTGTGGTAAGAAAGCTTCATAACTTATTCTAATAGTGTTGTATGGTGCTTCTGACATGTCGATTGCTCTACCTACATAACTACCTGTTAATTCAGTTAAGAATGTAGTAAATGTTAAGTCACTTGAGCTTAGTAATGGGGAAATATATCTATTAGATTTAAATGTAGCTCTAAGTTTAATCTGTCTAGCTTTTGCCCCTAAGTCAATATCTTGATAGTTACCAATTGGTTGCCAAGTAAGCATATCGAACGTTACACCTTCATCCATGTCTTCAAAAATAATCTTAGCTTCCCAGAAACAACCTGTATTTTCTGGAGTTAGATAAGAAGACATAAGCACTACTCTATCTGCTTCTACATTCTCAATAGGGTCAAATTCTATAGTACCGTTTTCTTCATATCTAGAAGTATATACGCCAAATTTCATATCAGAGTTTTGGTGAACAGACCATGTACTTGCGTTGGATGAACTGAATAGTACACCTTCTAAATAAGGGTTACCAGATATTGTTTCTTTAGGTTTATCTATTTTCGGTTGTGTTCTTGTCCCTATCCACATAGTATAATCATCATTCTCTGTAATAACTACAATTGCATACTCTTTACCTGCTTGAGCCATCATTGGGTCATCAAAGTAAACTCTTGTTTCTGCACTTGCATCATTAGAGATTTTAATGTCGTCAGCATTTAATACTGTTTCAGCACAAATTACTTTTGTTGGGAAACCTTGGTCTCCCATTTCACGAATTTGAATTGTTACGTTAGAATTCTTATCCCCTTTACTAGCAAAGTATAATCCTAGAGAACTTATCGTTCTATTATCTAAGAATTGGAATGATTGTGCTAGTGGGTCTACTAAGTTAATCGTAACTCGTGTACGAATAATAACATCTTGTACTGTTTTCTTACGTCCATGTGCTGAGTATGAAGTAGAAGCTACAGATTCATCGTTTCTTATTGTAACCTCTCTTGTACCACAACGTACACCTGCTGGAATTGTAAAGTGACCTTCAGCTCTTCCTTTAGCATTTGTTCTAATTGTACCAGATTCAGAACCTTTTGTGAACCCTCTATCTGTATGTGGAACAATAGGACAACGAATTCCATCGAACAGTACGTATAAGTTATCAGCATTAGGATGTAATCCTGTAACTGTAAAATTAATATCTCTTACACGAATAAATTCAATAGCTTCTTCTAGTGTTCTAGTTCCACCTGCTTCAAGCATTGTACCAGTACGACCATATTTAGTATCATATCTGTAAGCAGCACCTGCTGTTCGTCCTTGATTACCCCATGATTGCCCTGCATCTAATTTAATATTATTAAATGCTGCTTGTTCATTAGAACCGAACCTGTTAGGGTCATCTAAGTGTCTCCACCAACGATTAACGGTCATTGTTTTTGTTTTTTGGTCTGTAACTGTAATACGTTCCTCATCAATCCAGTTATCCTCACTTGGTGTAATTCGTAATACGCCTTGTTTATTTGGAATGTTATAAGGGTTAACGTTCATTGTTTCACTTGCTTGTGATTGGAAAAGTGCCCTCTCTTCTGTAAATGGAGCAGAAACTAATCTTCCCCATATATGAGCATTTGTTTTGTTCTTGTCAATACTAGGTTCATTAACTGCTGTAGTAAACTGTAATGTAGCCTCAGCATCTTCAAAACTAAAGGATACACCAAAATTAGAGTTAGTGATGTCTGCTTTATCAAGACTAATAAAACCTTCTGAAAAAACAGAACGTAGTGTAAGAGGGTCTTGCCCTTCCATTGCATCTTGGTCTAAAGCATTAACAGCTTGGTTATATTCTACGTTTTCTAGTCTTGTTTTAAGTTTCTGTAATTCAGACATTGATAAACGTTTAACAGAATCTTCTTCACAATAAGCTTCATCTGAATTAGGTAATACAGTTACGATACCTAATTTTAAGTTTAATGGGTCTGTTTGTTGTGGTGCAACTGCCATTCTTAGAATATCAGGTTCACCTTCAAGTCTAGTAATATCCCCATATTTATTTAACATAAGAACATCTTTACGTGCTAAGTAGTAAGTATAGTCTACTAAAATAACGGATTGGTCAATTGGTTTAACACCATTTAGATTGAAGTCTAAGTATGTTCTTTCTAATACACCTTCACCTTCATTTACATTGACTACTTTGTAATCTGTTCCTTCACGCATAGTTCTTGTGTATTTATATGATACATAGTAACTTGTACCACCTTGAGGTTCTTGACCTTGAGGAGACCAATTAATTTCTTGTCCATTGGTTAACACATAATCTTGACCTTGTTTATATTCTTTAAGTGTATTACCTGGGCTTGATTCTGTCCATACTTTTACAACTTCAAAAGCTGTGTTGTTTTTTAGGTAGTCTGCACTATCTCCTGCACTTGCTCTACCTACTTCTTCTTTAGTAACTAACACTTGACCAGATACTCTATCTACTGATTTAACAGGTGCATTTGCTAGAGTGATTTTATTGTCAGATTTATTAAATACTGTAGATTCATTTGTACCTTTTTTCGTTGCTGTAGACTTTGGTACAGATATTCGAGTTGAGGTTGGTTTATCTACTTTAAAACCTTCTACATAAGCTTTACCTGCATCAATAACTACAGGTACAGTATCTTTACCTTTATCTTCTGGTCTTTCCTCAGAGAAGATATTAAATCCTTCTACTTTATACGAACCTGATTCGTCATATGTTCTTTCAGCTAGTATAGTATGGAACTTCTCGGCTTCAGGGTTAAGTGAACGAATATATAATTTTCCATCTTGGAAAACATGTATTGGTGCTGAAGTAGGGTCATTTAGTGCTATTGATAATTTTTCTTCGAGCCTATCAGCACCTCTAGAGAAGTAACTAGGTACACCATTTGTTTGGTCTAATAAACTAGAATCTTCATCAGGTGTTATAATTGTTTGTGTTAATTTCAATCCTATTGTCTCTTTACCTACACCTGATAATTGAATAGAATCATCACCATCATAGTAACGAATTCTTCCTCCTATATATACATAACCTGGGTTTAAGGTTAGGACATTATCTTGTGTTAATGTAAAGTTTAATCCTGATTGAATATCTCCGTCTTTGAAGATTGAATCTCCAAAATTCTTTTGGTAATATTCTATGATAGATTGCATTTCATTTAATTCAGCTTGTTGTAATGGTCTATCAGGATTAAACAATAACTTGACCCTATCTTTTCTAGGGTCAAATCTATCATTATAAGGAGAAGTCCTTAAATTAATTGCCATTCATTTTCTCTCCTTTTATTAAAATTCTACAACCATTCGCTCTGTTGTAGTTACTTGTTCAGTTCTGTTTTGGAATTGTTTGTTATCATAGAACATTAAAGTACCTTGTGAATTTAACTCACTAGGCAATAATGCCTGTTTACCGATACCTGTTTTAGGTTCTACATCGATTGCGATTCCTGCTTGTCTATGTGTACCTGTAGGTAGTTCATCTCCAACTACTTTACTTTCAAAGTACACCCATTTAGCTCCTTCTGCTATAGCTTCTCCCTCACCAATCACTGTCCATGATTTGTTTCCGTAAGATATAATTTCTCTGTTTGAATCACTGTCTTTAGTTGGTCTAACTAATACAGCTTTTGTTACTTTCTTATATCCGATTATATCATCTAATTTTGTTGTTCTTTCAGTAGGCTCAGGTGGTGCTTGTTCATTTGACCAAGGTGTTGGTCTACCGATTACTAAGTAAGTTGTATTAATCTTACTTATGATAAACTTAGCTAGTTCTACCCTAGCATTATAGGTTGTAATTGCCATTTTGTTATTTCCCTTCTTTATAAGTTTTCTATCTGTTCTAATATAATATTATTATATCATATTATTGTGTTTTTTTAAAGTTCAATTATATCTAAACTATAAATTGTGCTTTCATTACCATCATAAGGTCTGACATTTAATATTATAGTTTCATTTAGTCTAGGTTTATCACTTGTTTCATCTCTTGCTATAATTTCTCTTGTACCTACACCATTAATAACCTGTTCTGGATAAATAAATGTTTCATTAAAGTTAGTATTCGAATTATATACAGAGATAAATACATTATCTTTGAAATCACCTTCAACAATAACTCTATATCTCTTACCTGTTTCTATAGGTTTAATTAAAGGATATTCAGCAAATTGTGATTGTGTTACTTTCTTCTCTTTATAACTATCTCTAATAATTAAGTCTCTTGTAGTTGTTTCTGTAGTAACTTGAGGTACATGAGTAATATTTATCTCTTTTGTACTTAGTTTTGTATCTGCTAATTCACCTAATGTTAAGTTAGAGTCTAATGTAAGTGATTGTTTATATACTGAAGGTACTAATGTTTTTATATCTACATCTGTATAGGTATTAATACTTTGTTTAGGTATCTTTATAACATCTCCTGTAGAGTTATCTATAGTTCCGTTTGCTACATCTTTTAATACTTTAGGTGTTGGGTTTTTATGCTCAGAGTAAATATCTACTTCTTGCCATAACGCATTAAAGAACCCATTAGGTAAGTCTACAATATTACCTATATCTTCCATCAATTTAGTTATTGTGAAATCTAAGAATGGTCTTATGATTACTTGACTAAATGGATTTAATGTTTGGTATGTTAAGTTCTTAATACCATACAAGTCAATTGTATCATTTTCTACGTGTGTTTCTCCTACTGGTAATGTAGTAAACTTCTTCATATTAAGGAAATCATTTCCATATACTCCGTATTGTAAATTAACATTATTTAAGTCTGTTGTAGTTCTTAAACCTATAGATTGTATATCATTGTAGACCCCTGTGAACCTGATTGTCTTATCTAGAAATGACACCATATCTTCTGGGGAAGTGTTATAAGGTGTTGCTTTAGTTTCGTATTGTAATACAGTTTTACTAGGTTTTATATTACCTTCTATATCTTTAGCTATAATGTCTACATATTTATTGGGGTCATTAGCTCCATATATATCTTCAGGGTTAGGTTGGTAGGGTGTTGCCTTATTACCTAACTCCATTTTAACATCTTTCATTTCAAAGTCAAGGTCTTCGCTACCATTTGGTCTAAACTGTATGTGGGGCGAGCCTCCTGTATAAGAATATCCCTCTGCTTTAAAATAAACAGTTTCGTTTTCGTTATAATAAAAGTTATTACCGTCTTGTGAATAAAATCCATTCAGTGTTATCTTTAAAGGTTTTTTTGTCTTTAACTTAAATGATATAGATATTTCTTCTAACATATAGCTAAATATTTCATTTAATTCATAAAAGGCTTTAACATCCCAGTCACCACCAGTAAGTTTTACTCGTGTATACCCATTAGAACTCTTCTCTATCGTTTTTGTAGCTCCTCGAAAAGTGTTTATATGGTTATCTATATCTTGTGAGTTAAAAACTAAGTTTCTGTTAATACTATTATCATACCCATCTGTTAACCTTAAATATTGCGTAGGTTGATAACCAGATTTAGTAATAATATCTCCATTATCTAATTCTATATCTTTTATAGCATCTAACTCTGCTAAGTAATCTGTTTCTTGATGGTTTTCTATTAATCCTTTAAATGGTTTTATTGTATAAACATCTTTTTCATATCTTCTAAATGTTAAATCAAAGTAACCTATCCTTAATTCTGTATCTTCTTTAACAGGCTCAACTTCTAACTTAATAAATATAGTTAAGTTATCATTTAAATAATCTACTAAGTTACCTATTTTATTACCTATATTTTTTTCTGTTAAAGTTAAAGTTTCCCTAGATACTATAACCCAAGAGTAAGACTCAAAATCGTAGATACAAAGTTTTACAGATACAGGATTTGAAGGTGAAACCATGGCTTGTATATCTAAGTCTAAACTAACTTCCCCAAAATAATTACTAACATAGTTAGTTAGTTCTCGTTCACTCATCCCTAAATTAGAAACAACAATACCTTTTCTTCTTAAATATTCTATTGTATCTAAGTTAAAATGTATATTTGTTCGTTTATTATTTCCTTTAAGTACCAACTCTGGTTTTATATTATCCCTAACTGATGTTTCTGTATAAAAGTCTTTAGCTAATTCTTCTCCTATGGCTTGGTTAAACATAGTAGATATTGTTGTGACGTAATCTTCCTTTGTTGGCTCATATTTACGTTGTGTTTGATAAGCGTAGTTATAAAATTCCCTACCAACCGTAGCAGAACCTGACAAAACGTCTAAACTATTAATTAAACTATTATTTGTTTTAAAAACATCTGTAATATCTTTAACTTTAGCTATACCTAAATTTAAATGCCCGTATAAAATTCTCCCATATCCTCTAAATATATCTACATCTTGGTATGTTGTTACTTTAGGATAACCTTTATAAAACACAGGTGTAATTATTTTATCTTCACCTAAGTCATAACTGCCATCATACGTAAAGTAAACTTTAACTCCAGCAGGTTTAAACTTGTTAATTTCATCAATAATTTCTAAAGGGAATGATTTACCGATTGTAATATCTATAACCGCAAACCTATAATAGTTACCCATTAAGTGGTCTTCACCATTTAAATGAGATTTATTTGTATAGAATATATTTTTAAAAGGCTCATATATATCTACATAAACATCTTCATCCTCTAAAAACCTTTTAATAGCTCCTATAATAGAATTGTTTGTTCCTCTTTTTAAAAGTACATACTCAATAATTCTATCTCTATAAGTATCATCAAGTTCATTTTTCTTTCTAACTAATCCGTACCAATCTCCATAAATATCTAAGTACTTTCCTGTAGCAGTACCTAAACTAGATTGTATTTTACTATCAATCGTTTCTTGTTCTAAATTATCTAACTCTTCACTAAACATATTAATAATTGCATAGTGAGGGTCTTTATTGTCTTTTGGGTTTTTCTTACGTTTTAATAAAGGATGTAAGTTTTTTAAAAAGTTACTCAAGGTTAACCTCCTTTCTATTTAAGAGTTACATTTATTTCACCTGAACGAATAATTTCGTGAGGCTCTGTTATAATATTCTCATGATTTATATTATATGTCAAGTCATAAATGAGTGAATCATCTATATTCATAATGACTTGTGTTAAGTCTGCAAGTATTAAATCTTTATTTACTGTAAAATCGTTTAAATAGTTTCTAATGACATTCTCAATATGTTCTTTAAGTGTATCATTAATTCTTTGTTTGTTTGTGATTTCTACATCAACATTCACATCTACACTTATTTTGTCTACAGGTTGAACATCTAATTTAATACCACTTGGTCTATAGTCTTCTATATTTTCATATATTTCTTTAACCATGATATTGGATAGGTTACCATTACGGTCATGGGCGTAAACTAAAACTCTTCCTACTTGTTCATATACATATACGCCCTCAACATCTAGAACACTCAATACTCCATATTGAATAGCTTTGTTAGTAGCTCTTCCTCTAGATTCAATAAATAAATGGAATCTTTCTTTTAAATCTTCTAAACTTTCTAAATCTTGTCCTGTATTAAATGATGTTTCATTATCTACTTCTTTAATCACTGAGCTTGCACTTGACATACTATCAATAGTATGTTCAGGTATATTTCCATAAGTTCCTGCTTCTAAACAATACACTTCAATTTCAGCTTCAGTTGAACCTTGCTCTATATAATAGTCTACAAGAGTTTCGTATTGCTGACTGAATTGATTATTGCTAGAGGTAAATATTGTTCCTCTTGGTATATAATATCTTTGTTCTAAAGGGTTATACATTCTTAAGGTAACATCACCATATGCTTTACGATTCTTTTTCCTTTCAAAATCAAAAGCTTCCGTTGTCCCTTCTGCAATACCCCACTCAATATTCTCTTTTGTTAAAATATAAAATTGCTCTATCTCTAAAGATACAGCTTCTAGTAATGAACGGATTGCTGAACCTGGTGAAAAATCTGTTACTCGGTCAGTTCCTATCATTACTTTATCTATCATACGTGTTAGTATTTCAGATAGCTTTCTCGTCTTCATATTATCCCCCTACTCAAAAATAGCGAATACACCGCTATCGTCTGCTCCAAGAACGAAATTTAAGGATTGGTCTACCGATATGATACTAACAGAAAATTCTCCTCTAAATAAGTTACCATCAATAACCCAATTATTCAAATTCACTTCAGTAACTCTTGAATCTTCTAGTAATGTTCTGTTAATTTCATTTTGTATTTTCATTCCTTGTTCAGGTGTATTCAATTCAAATAATTTGTGTAAATCAGAACCGTAGTTAGGATGTAGTAATAAAGAACCTCTCCTAGTTAACATTCTGGTTTGTAATTGTTGTTTTAAATTCTCTATACCTCTTACTGTATCTAAATCTCTATGTCCATTATCTTTAAGAGAAAGTATTTCATCACTTGTACCACTTATTTTCATATCATCATTCGTAATATTTAAGTCTCTTCCCAAAGATAATTCAACAATTTTATCTCTATCTCTTTTATTAATTTCTTGTGCCTGAAGGTTTTTTAAGTCGTCTTGTATAGGTATGATTATGTAATCACCATAAGTAACTAACTCTTCAGGTCTCTTTTGTTTCTCTTCATCAGTATCTACAATGTACGGATATTTTAAATTATTATGTTCAATTAAATCTAACCAATGTTCTGGTGTGTCAAAATAAGATTGCGAAATGCTTTGTAACGTCTCTCCATATTGTATATAATGTTTTCTTAATCTCATGTCTCACCATATTCTTTCTTAATTAATGGTAATTGTAATTTTATAAAATCTATATCTAAACTTATATTTCTTAAATCTTGTATAATACTATTATAGTCATCTATTTCACCTAAATAATCACATACATAATTAATATTATCACTTAAAATATTTAAATCTTTCTCAGTTAAATGTTTTACATTTTCTGGGTTTTCAGTTAAAGCATTTATTGTAGAATACACCTCTAAAACAATCAGTTGCATTAAACGATAAACTTTAGAATTTTGCCTTTTTAATCCTGATTTTATAACTCTTCTTACAAAACTATTTTCCCCTAAATCTTGGGAAGTAAGTTGTACATTACCATTTTTTAAATATTTTAAATTTTCTTCTGCTAATAAACTAATTTGTAAATTAGGTGTATAATAGAAAGAAATAAAATCTAATTCATCATCTAACATATTCGTGCTTAAGAAACTATTCTTAACTTCTATACTTGTTAAAAATTTAACCAATTCAGGTGGTTGTGGTATAATTTGATTCATTAAAATCCTCCTAATCCATAACCAATAGCTAAGGACATATTGCTTAAAGAACCCTCTAAACCATTTGTATTTACTCTTGGATTATATATTGTTCTTCCTTTACTATCTACGCCTAATGAGCCTACACCTTCTGGTGACGTTGAACCTTTTCCTCTAGCTCTATCTATCGTATCCATAGCTTGTTTATTTCTAGCATTTTGTTCTTCCTCTGCTCTTGTTTGGTCTTGTATATACCTATCACTTGTATATCCAGAACTCTTATTGTTATTTCCAATATTAGAAGAATCTATTGTATCAAACTCAGGTTCTCCTGCATCTCCTAAGATAACTAAAGAAATTTGGTATTTGTATAATAGAGATTGTTCACTTGAACGTTCTATCTTAAATCCTTGTGGAGATAAATGTACTTTGTAAGATTCATCATCTGTTAAGTTATAAAACACCATGTCATAAGAACTCTTATTACCACTACCTGCAGTATTACCATATTTATTAATTATATCTTCTAGCTCATCTAATTTATCTTTACCATTTTTCATTTTCCCATCAAAATCTTTACGTCTTTTTAATCCTGTTTGACCAGAGAATTGAATTGTTTTTACATCTTGTCCGTAATCTTCATAAAGAATACTTGATTGTGTTTTTAGTACTGAAGTTCTATGTGGTATTTCTTTACTATAATCTTCAGGGTTTACTCTGAACCTATATATTTTTGTTGTACCATCACTCTTATGTTTTAATTCTAATACAAAACGTTTTAAAGTATTTCTATCTTTTGTCGTATAATCTGCTTGTGGCACAATTTTCACCTCTCTATATTATAACATATTTTTTATGTATCTCCAATCTATACACAACTAATATAGCACGACCTAGTTATTTTTATTAAAAAAAGACCTATATAAATAGGTCTTAATAACTAATAGGCTATTATTCTAATTAATTCTTGATTTTCATTTCCTCCAGAAGAATTAGTGCGAAATCCTTCTATATAATTATCTTGAATGTATATATATTTTTGTACAAAAGCTCCTCCTTGAGCCCCTAATATAAATTTAGTAGCTTTTTCTGATTCTGTTACGTAAGGGTGAACTTTAGGAACGTACTGATAGTTGTAATTATGTGAACTACCTGTTTGTTTAAATAGAAATATCCATCCATTTTTACACTCAGTCAGTTTTTTATCTATATCTATTCTTTCTCCATCACCTAAAATAGACTTACCTTCCCACAATATAGTATATAGTGGTTCTCTTGTATCATTCATTATATCCTCAACATCATATTTCCACTGTTCTAAAGTCTGACCATTATTAAATGTAACGTTACCTGATAATGTTTTAGGGTACAGTTGTTGGTATTTACCATTATTATTTCCATTCATTTGCATTTAGTTATTACCCCTTATTTGTATATTGTCATATTCATTTGTCGGGTACTTAGGTAAACCTGCTCCATATTTCTCAACTTCTCCAAGATTTTCAGCATTAACAGACATTCTCTGCAATATTTTTTCCCTATCTTCACCATATTTTTGTTTATATAGTATATATATTCCTAATGTAGCTGGTGCAGCATAAGAAGTTCCTGTTCCTGAATTATATGATTGACTTACTTCTTTTGTCTTATCTATAGTTGTAGATAATATACTCGTTCCTCCGTTTGAAAAATCTATATTTCTTCCTACAGAACTATTTAGATTCTTCTCTTTATTATCTTTAATATTAGCACAAGTTACTACAAAAGGATATTTAGACGGGTATACTACATTATGAGATTCTTGGTCATCTGAAGGTTGGGTATTACCTGCACTACAAAAAATAGCTACCCCTGCTTCATAAGCAGCTCGAAAAGCTTCTTTTCTTGCATAGGATTCTGTGGTACTAGAGAAAGAACAATTTACAGCATCCATACCATTTTCTATAGCCCAATTTATTCCT